TATGGCGGCAGAGGTATGGAATGACCCCGATGGCGGGATGTTTGAAAATGTGAGAGTGCAAATGTATCAGGATGAAAAAATTACAGCCTCTGAACTTGGATATTTAATATCTTCGGCAGTAGCTTAATTTTTAAAAAGGAGAAATATGAGAATAGAGGTTCAATGTTCAATAAATTCTGGACAATATAATAAGGGAGATGTTATTGATATATCCGATGACACAGCAAATTTATTTATTAAAAGTGGATTTGCTGTTAAAGTTTCAAACGATATTGAAATTTCTTCCCCAAAATTAATTCACCGTGAAATTCCAGAACACAGAAGAAACCCATCTCCGATAATTGAAGTTGAAATTAATGAGAAACCAAAAAGGGGAAGACCTAAAAAAATATTGGAGGAGGGTTAAATCATGGGACTGGATAAATTTGTAAGAAATCTTGGAATACATGGGATTAAAGGGGCGTCAAAATGGAGAGGGATAACCACAATCACGAGCGGGACAAGTATTATCGCCGTGACTGCAACAGCTGCCGCATCTGGTTATCCTGTCCTTACGGGCTTAAATGCTACATCTGTAGCAAGTCATAGGGATATTGTTTTATCAGTTAATAGTGTTGTAGATAATACATCATTCTGTATTGTTGCCGATAAGGCTACAGTTAATTCTCAGGAAGTATATTATGTAATTGTGAGATGAGGAGAAAAAAATATGCTTAAATATCAAAAACCTTTTGGGGCTGTTGCAGATGCTATTGTTGCATCTATTACAGATGCAACTGCTGTTACTTCAATCGGGTTAGTTAATGGTGCGAGATTATATAATGTAGGTTCAAATTTAATTTATTGTAAAACGGGTGTGGCTTCGCTTGGTGTATCTGCTTCAGCATTCATGTATGCTATCCCCGCAGGCGGCATTGAATCAATATCATTACCAGACAGACATGCCTACTTTGCGACAATTTGTAATTCTGGGTATGCCTCAACTCTACATATTACTGTAGGAGGTGGGTTATGATTAAATCTCTGGGAAATGTAGGAGATGAACAAGTATTAGATAATATTTCGCTGACAAACATTACACAAATTACCAATAGAAGTCATGCGAGTTTGCAAAATATTGGCACAAACACTCATGCTCAAGTTGATACTCATATAGCAGCAACTGAGGCACACAGTGCCACAGGGGCGGTTGTAGGCACAACTAATACACAGACACTTACCAATAAGACACTTACTTCGCCTACTATCAATGGCGGAACCATAACCGGAATGACTGATATAGCAGTAGCAGACGGAGGCACTGGAGCAAGCACGGCAGCAAATGCAGCAACAAATCTTGGATTAGGAACTGGAGATAGTCCAACTTTTGTAACAGTTAAATGTTCAGGGCTTACTGATGGATATATTCCTACACACACAAGCGATGCAGTGGGTTTGGCAAATAGTCCTATATATACGGATGGGACTAATATCGGCATCGGGACGACGGGGCCGGCTGTTGGTTTAGATGTCCACAATGACAATGAAATATCCGCCGGGTTTGGCAGGGCGGATGATGGTAGTAATTATATCGCTGTCAGAACTGGAGAAGTTGCGAATCAAGCAGCTGGTTATGTTTTTAATGTTGGTTCTGCCACTGTAACGGGATGGAGTTCGGATACAACACTTGCACTAATCAGGTCGAAAGTGATGCAGGCAACTCCGTCTACACTAAAGGGCAATCTTGAATTTTGGACAAATAATGGCGACCTACTTGGTGATTATCCCAAGGTGGTAATTTCAGAAAGCGGCAACGTCGGCATTGGGATGATACCAACAGTCCAGTTAGAATTATCAACATCAGGGGCTCAGAAGGCATCAGGGACTACCTGGTCAAATCCTTCTGATAAGCGTCTAAAAACAAATATTATTCCCGCTGATTTACGAAGATGTTATGAGATTGTTAAACAATTACCATTAGTGCATCATGGCTGGGAAGATGGAGTTTTTAAAGATAAAGATATAATTGATAAATCACAGCTTGGGTGGATAGCCCAAGATGCGGAGTCGGTATTTCCTAAAGCTGTAGATATTAGTAAAAAAGAATATGCTCAAAAAGTAGAAGATGGTGTTGAAGAATATGAGGAACAGGATTTTATAACTGAAATTATTGAAGTCAATGAAAAGGTAATTGAAATTAGAGATGGTGTGCCTGTTCAAATTACAAAAATTAGCACAAAAGAAAAGAAAAATCTTATTTTCAAAGATGTTAATGTTGTGGATGAAGATGGTAATATTGTAGTTGATGAAAAAGGAAGGACATTATTTCATAAAGTTCCTGTAATGATTAAGAAAATCAGACCAAAGATGATACCAATAAAAACTATTGAAGATTGTAAGAGTCTAAATGCAGACCAGATTTTTAAGGCTATGTATGGTGCAGTGCAATTATTAATTCAGAAAGTAGAAATGTTAGAGAGTAAAATACTAATTTAATAAAAAAAATAATAATTGAAAGAAGATTGCCAATGAGCAACCATAAATTAAATATTGTTTTCTATGTTAATGGGATGCCCTTTAACCACAATACTCTTAACGATAAGAGTCTTGGAGGTTCTGAAACGATGGGACTTTTGATGTCTCAGGAAATGGCAAAGAGGGGACATGATGTAATTATGTTTTGTAATACTGACAAAATTAATATACATGATAATTTAAGATATATGCCTATACAGGATTTTAATAAATACATGGCATATTCTGGCAGTGATGTTTGTGTAGTTCAGCGGATACCAGATATTTTCGGTTTACCTATGAAATCAAAATTAAATATTCTTTGGCAGCATGATTTATCATTAAAACGCAACAGGCAAAATTTCAGGGGTGTATTATGGAATATTGACGAGATATGGGGATTATCAGATTTTCATATTAACCAAATGTCAAATACAATGCAAGTGCCAAAAGAGTTATTTTGGAAAACAAGAAATGGAATTAATCCTGTTAAAAACTTTGGGGCATTAAGACAAAATAAAAGATTAATCTACACAAGCAGACCAGAGCGGGGCATGGATATACTTATTAATAATATTATGCCTCTTGTGTGGGAGAGAGATAAGGATATTGAATTATATCTTGCTGGTTATGATAATGTAGTCCCCCAAATGAAATCTTTCTACGATTTGTTGCATAATAAAATTAATGAATATAAAAAACAAGGTAGAAAAGTAGAATGGTTAGGATATTTAACCAAAAAAGAATTATATAAAGAATATCAGAAAGCAACCATATATGTTTATCCATCTAATTTTGAGGAGATAAGCTGTATAACTGCTATGGAATGTATGACAAACGGCTTGCCTGTTATATGTTCAGAAAAGGGAGCTTTACCTGAAACCCTATCAAAAGAAACATCTGTTTTTGTAAAGGGGAATGCTAATGATAATGATTATCAAAATCAATTTGTTTTTGAAATATTTAATCTTTTAAATAATTCTGATAAGCAAGAATCATTAAGAGATGCTGGTTATAAGAGGATAAATGATTTTAAATTAGATACCCTTGCGGAAGAGTGGGAAAATAGGTTCTATGGTCATTTTGAAAATAAGACAAATAATAAAGATACACTTGCAAAACATTTTTATAGAAATGAAGACATAATGGCTTTAAAAGAATTAAACATCCCAGAATGGAATGAAAAAATAAATAAGGAATATCCATTTATTTCCGATGATAATGAATATAAAAATCAATATCAAGAGCAGGGTAAAAGATTTTATCAGGATTATAAAGAAGGCAAAATTAATCTTAATATTCAATCCTATGCAAGAATAAAATTTGCAATGGAATTGATGAGACCAAATAAACCTAAACATATACTTGATTATGGATGTGGTATAGGCAATGAGGCAGTGCAATTTGTTAATGAATTTGATTGTAATGTAACGGCTGTCAATATTTCTCCTGATGAAATGGAAATAGGAAAAGAGCTTGCAAAAAAATATTGTAAAAATCCCGATAAAATAAATTGGATTATTGCTAATAAACCAGAAGATGTAACAGGTGAATTTGATATTGTTTTTGCAGGCGAAATATTAGAACACATGGCAGAACCTCAAAAGTTTATTGATAATCTTGAAAAGAAATGTGTCAAGGGCGGATTAATGATATATACCGTGCCTACAGGGGCATGGGGTGATACTGATTTTAAACTTGATATGAGGGGGCATTTGTGGAATTTTGAAAAATCAGATTTGAAAAATCTTTTTGATAAAAAAAATAAATTAAACATAGCTGCCATAAGCGGAAATATTAATCTTAAAAATAAAGAAATGCTGGGATGGTATGTTATTAAATACGAAAAAGACAATGAAGTTATTGCCACGGGACATGTGGATTTGCATAGAAAAATATCTTTACAATCTCCCAGACAAACTTTATCTGCTTGCATGATTGTAGGAGGTCAGCAAGAAGGCTTATTACATAGATGTCTTAAGTCTATTGATAATATTTCTGATGAAATTATAATATCTGATACAGGCATGACAGATATTTGCAGAGAAATTATAAAACATTATCCTAAAGTCAGGATAATAAACAATGCCCCTAATCCGCTTGAGTATGGTTTTGCAGAGGCAAGGAATTTCAGCATTAAAGAAGCTAAAGGGGATTGGATATTATGGATTGATTCTGATGAAGAATTATTGTTATCTGAAAATATTTATAAATATTTGAGAAATAATCATTATAATGGATACTCAATAAGACAACATCATTTTTCTGCTCAGCCTCCAAATGTTTTTAAACCTGATTTACCTGTCCGATTATTTAGAAATGGCAAGGGGATAAAATTTTTTGGGTATGTCCATGAACATCCAGAAATTGAATTAAATAAATCAGTGGGATTTTCTACAATTATATCAGATGTAGATATAGCCCACGATGGATACCTGACAGAGGAGGGCAGACGAAAAAGATTTAACAGAAATTATAAACTATTATTAATTGATAGGGAAAAGAATCCTGATAGGGAGCTTGGAAAATTTTTAATTATGAGGGATTATATCCACATGGTGAGATACATCATGGAACAAACTAAAGGACAACTTACGCAAGAAATTATAGATTATTGTAATAAAACTATAGAAATGTATAGAAATGAATTTCTTGGAAAAAACGAAATGATGGCAATTGACGGATTGATGTTTTATTCAGAAGCCTTAACAGTATTGAACAAGGGATTAGAATATGACTTTAGCATTGATATTAAACCAATGGGAGCTCTTGCTAAAGATAATTTTAAAACAAGATTTGAGAATAAAAAAGATTTTATAAAATTTATTGAGGCATTAAGTGAAATGCAAATAGAACATTTTAGCGGAGATTATGTATGAGTGCTGGGATTACTTGGACAAATAATACGGGGTTAAGCGGATATTGGCAAGATATTGCTTATGGTAATGGATTATTTGTAGCTGTATCTAATAATGATAATTCCTCAAGCGGTGGCAATAGAATAATGACAAGTCCAGATGGAATTACCTGGACTGTTAGAACAAGTCCTGCATCTAATAGTTACTGGTTTGGAATTTGTTATGGCAACGGATTATTTGTAGCTGTAGCGTGGAGCGGCACTTATCAGGTAATGACCTCTACAGATGGGATTACCTGGACTGGCAGAACAGCGGCTAATACAAACTCTTGGATGGGGGTATGTTATGGAAATGGATTATTTGTAGCAGTTGCAATTACTGGTAGTGGCGATAGAGTAATGACCTCTTCGGATGGAATAACTTGGACTGCAAGGACAACACCTGATAAGACTTGGTATAGAGTAACTTATGGCAACGGATTATTTGTGGCGGTAGCATACGGTACAGGAACTGATAGAGTAATGACCTCTCCAGATGGGATTACCTGGACTACAAGAACAATACCCAACGAAAATTGGTATGATATAACTTATGGCAATGGATTATTTGTGGCTGTATCACCGACCAAAAATACTTATCAAGTAATGACTTCTACGGATGGGATTACTTGGACTGGTAGAGATGCTTCAAGAGTGGCAGGTTGGTTTGGTATAGATTACGGAGATGGATTGTTTGTAGCAGTTGCAATAGACGGAACTGGTAACAGAGTAATGACATCACCAGATGGAATTACTTGGACAACAAGAACAACACCCACAACCCCATCCGAAAATAACTGGAGAGCGGTAATTTATACTCCAACAATATTTGTGGCAGTGGGAGATTTTACTACTCAGACAATGATGAGTGGGACACTTGGTTTACCTTATCCTTATGGTGTATCAATCCCTATATTGGATAAGACAAAATAAGATAAGGGGGCAAAATGGCAGAAAGTTATCCGAGAATAGAAGCTGGAGACACTTATCAATTTACAAAAAATTTTATCACTACTCCATTTGGTATACTACGGTTAATAGCTCGGGGATGTTTGTTATTGAGTGGATTGGTTATAGAGCATCTGGGAATGATGTTGTCAAAGATTATTTTGAAATAATAAAAACTGATTAGAAAGAGGGAACTTTTATGGGAGATTATACATCTGCAATAGATATTAGAAAATTGTATAAAAAAATTGACACAGCAGGGCTTACTGATAATGATATTGATTTTTATATTGCAATGGCAGAGGCAGAAATCAATGGTTATATCTCTACAAAATATACTATTCCTATTAGCCCTGCCCCTGCTTTATTGAGGGACATATCATCTGAATTATCTCTTATTAAAATTCTTGATAGATTTTTTACTGCCGAAACTTCATCAAAAAATGAATGGAGAGATATAAGAAAAAAGGATGTAATGAGTATAATTGAGAAAATATCAAAAGGCGATATGTTATTGATTACATCTTCTGGAACTATTATATCTCCAAGAACTGATACTACGGAGATATATTCAAATACAAAAGATTATACACCCATCTTTGGGCATGGGCATTATGGAGATGAAATAGTTGATATTGATAGAATAGATGATGAGGATGATGCAAGAGATGATTAATTTTAAAAGTGCGGGAATAAATTTATTAGTAAATAAATTCAAAAAAATAGAGAATCAATTTGAAAATAAGATTCCTTTATACAAACGAATTGGAGTTAATTTACTTAATGAAATATCAAATACATTTAAGGAAGAATCACATGAAGGGAGGGCATGGAAGCCTCTATCTATAGCAACGATAAGCATAAGACGCAAGGGCGGAGGCAGGGGGAGACCGAAAATATTACAGGATACTGGTACACTGAAAAGGTCATTTGTAATGGATGCAAACAATACAAGAATAAAAATAGGAACTCCAATAAAATATGCTTCAAAACATGAATTTGGATTCAGGCAAATTCCACAAAGAAAAATATTGCCATCAAGAAAAAAAGCGTTATCATTATCGGTAAGCATAGCAGATAAATATTTTGAAGAAAAACTTAAAGAGGCATTGTTAAAATGAGTGAAATAAATTATTACAGCATTGAAGAAGCTATAGCAAATTTATTTAAGGCTGATGCTGATTTATTGGCTTTATCACCCACGATAGAAATTGAAGAGGATGATAATTTAGTATCTGATAAATGTCCTTATATTGGTATATATTTATCGTCTTGGGAGAGTCCTCATACCGAAGAACGAATTGGAGGGACAACCCCTTTCACCACTTATTTGGTTTTTGATATTTGGTGTTATGAATTTGCATTAGAAAATAAACAAGGGGCGATTTTGAGAGATACGCTATTGCAAAAAGTTAAAGAAATATTAAAAGAAAATAGAAAATTATCTGATACGGTTTTAATAACAAGATTTCAGGGGGGCGATTTTGACAATGCAAGAAATTCAGAAGGATATTTTAAAGGTGTGTCAATAAAATTACAAGCGGAGGTAAGAGAATGAGTCAGAAAAATATAACATGGTTAGTTAGTGGATTAGAGATACCTGCCATAGGAATTACAATTAAGGGTAAATCAGTAATGATAGATACAATCATAGCTGATAGCCTGGTAGAGCAGGGCATAGCAACGGATGGCAAATTAAATAAAAAAGAAAGTTCAAAAGAAGGAGGTAAAAGCAAATGAGTTACGGAGCGTTATCGCATATAGGCATATCGGCACAACAATCTTATGGCACTGCAACTGCTTCATGGGATTATTTGCCGATTATATCAGAATCATTGGTTACAGAAATTGAACAATTAGAAGAAGAAGGAATGAGAGCAAGATTTGAATCGGGTGCAGTGCATGAAGGACTTATCACAGTAGCGGGTGATATTGTGTTTGAGCCTCATCCAATTTTAATGGGACATTTTTTAAGAGGCGTTACAGGACAGGCAAGCGGGACATTAACAAACTCTGTTTACATTTGGGAATTTATTCCAAGACAGGCAGATTTTTCAACAAACTGTGCCGTGCCTCCATTCGCTCTACAGGTATACAGGGATAATGGTTCGGCGTGGCAGTTTACAGATTCCCTCGTTAATCAATTATCTATTGATATATCTGGAGGGACAATTACCAAAGCCACAGCGTCCTTGCTTTGCAGGGTATCAAGTTTAATGACAAAGACAAGTCCATCATTTCCGTCTGGCAATCCCTGGAATTGGAGTCAGGCGAGTTTGAGTCTTGCTGGCACGGCAAATGGAGATATTGAATCTTTATCTTTTGTTATTAATAATAATATTGAAGGACTGGCAATGCTTGATAATACAAGGGTTCACGGTAAGCATCTCAGGACAGGTTACAGAGAATCTAATTTTTCAGGAAATATGGATTTTGCTTCACAGACTGAATACAATAAATTCAGAATAGGAAGTGAACAGGCAATTAAAATAACAATTACAGGGGACACTACAGCAACGAGTTACAATAATCAACTTGTAATAGATATTCCACAGGCTAAATATAGTTCTTTCCCTGTAAATATTAGTGGAGCGGGTAGAATTAGTGTAGGTTTTGATGGTGCTGCAAAATATAATACTACATCTGCTTATGCTGTAAGATTCTCTCTAACCAACACAAGAGCAACTTATGCCAATTAATATGGAGGATAAAAATGAGACTCACCTTAGGTGGTAAAGAATTTGAATTGAAGTCCTTAACTCTTAATGATTGGATTAAGGCGGAAGATTTGGGACTTGATATTAAACGATTACAGAATCAAGAAATAAAATTAAAAGATGTTAGGACATTGACTTATATTGTTTTGGTAAAATGTGATAGCTCTATTACTCCTGAATGGATTGGAGAGAATTTATCTATTGACAATATGGAGGTATTCAAAGAAATTACAAATTTTATCAAGCCTGCTCAGTCCACAGCGATAGAGAATATCTCCAATACATAGACCTCTTCGGGAGTGAGTATGGATGGAATAGAGAAGATGTGTTATCCTTAACGATGCCAGAAATAAGGGGATTAGTAAGGATAATTAAAAAAAGATATAAGGAGATGAATGGCGGAAAACAACATAGAATTAATAATTTCAGCAAAAGACCAGGCAAGTTCGGTTTTGGGTAATGTCTCCTCCGCACTGCAAAATTTATTACCTCCCTTAAAAGGAATAGGGATAGCCGTTGCGGGGATAAGTGCAATAGGCGGAACTTTAATATCCTTTGCAAAAAAGACCGCTGATGCAGGTGATGAATTACTGGAAATGTCAAAGAGAATAGGCGTATCTGTTTCTGCCTTGTCTGAATTAAAATATGCAGGCGAATTAACAGGCACTTCTATTGGCAGCCTTGAATCGGGCATGAGATTATTGTCCAAAAGAATGAATGACGCTGCATCAGGCAGTAAGGAAGCCTCTCAAATATTTTCTCAACTTAATATATCAATTAAAGATTCCTCTGGAAACTTAAGAAACGCTGATGCTGTTTTGATGGATGCGGTTGATAGGATTAATTCATTAGGTTCCGAAACGAAAAAAACTGCAATGGCAATGGAATTATTTGGTAGGAGTGGTGCTGATTTATTACCATTTATTAAGGAGGGAAGCAAGGGAATAGCAGAATTAAGGGAGGAGGCAAATAAATTAGGAATTGTATTCAGCGAGAAATCGGCAAAGGCGGCAGATGAGTTTAAAGATAATTTATCAAGAATGACAGGACATATAACTGGTATAGTATATTCCATAGGCAATGAATTAATCCCAAGATTGAATCAGGTATTTGATACCCTGTTCGGTAAAATAGAAAAAACTGATAGAGTATTGGGAGATTTTGAAAAAAGTGTAATGGAAGGGATGGGATTATTTGTAAAGGAAGGCACAAAATTAAATGAAATTATAAATGTATTGCCTGCCAATGAACTCAAAGTTAAAAATGAGAAAATAGCAAAAAGTTTTGAAGAAACATCAAAACATACTAAAGATGCGAATGAACATATAAAGGCATATTCAAAATATTTAAAAGAATTGGGAGACAGTGTTGCACCTGAAACAATGCAGCAAATTAGTGATGCCATGGAAACAAATAATGTATCATGGTCAATTGCTGGCGAAACAATGAAACAAGTTGAAAGTGCATATAGTAAAACTTATGAGACAATAACCGAAACAACACAGGAAGGGGCGGATATAATAACAGAGATTTGGGGTGATACATCCACTATGATTAGTGATGCATTAAATTATACAAATGAAAAACAATTACAGACATCTGAATTTTTAAAAGAAAGCTGGATAACAATTAAAGACTCTGCAAGGGCTTCATTTCAAATGATTTATGAGGGATTTGGTGTGGCAGTGGGCAGAATGATTGTTTACGGAGAAAATTTTGGAGCGAATTTTAAAGCAATATTATCAAGCATCTTGGCTGCTTTTATTTCCATTATTGCGCAAATGATTGCAAGATGGGTGATGTTCACAATATTAACAGGGGGATTCGGCGCAGGTGCAGGGACTTTAAAAATTTTTGGATTTGCAAAAGGTGGAATTACAGAAGGTGGATTAACTCCTCTATCCACATCTGTTATATCAGCCGCTGATGGCGGTATTTTTAAATCTCCAACACTGGCACTGATTGGAGATAATCCTGAAAGACAAGAAGCTGTGATACCGATGCAAAACGGTAAAGTGCCTGTTGAATTAAGAGGAGATACCAATAATGGTGGAAGCCAGATTTATAT